AAGTTATTGATATAAACAAATAACAACAATCCCCAAATTTAGCTACACATAGATTGGTAGATAGATTTAATCGCTTATACTCAAGTGAAAAATCTTTTGGATACAATCAGCAAGCTAATTATCATACAGCTAGATTACAATTGTTTACAGATTACGAAGCAATGGATCAAGATTCTATAATATCTTCAGCTCTAGATATATATGCTGAAGAATCTACTTTAAAGAATGAATATGGTGATTGTATAGAAATAAAATCGTCAAGTGACGAAGTAGAAAAAGTACTTCATAATCTTTTTTACGATATTCTAAATGTAGAGTTTAATTTATGGCCATGGGTAAGAAATATGGTTAAGTATGGAGACTTTTACTTAAAGATGGATATTACTGAAAAGTATGGTGTAACAAATGTATTACCTATATCTACTTATGAAATGATTAGAGAAGAAGGCTTAGACCCTTCAAGGCCAGAATATGTAAAGTTTACTCATGATCCTTCAATTGGTGGAAGTATGACAGGCATAGCCGGTACAACTGCTAAAACAGAATACCAAGCTTACGAAATAGCCCACTTTAGAATGCTATCAGATGCTAACTTTTTACCTTATGGTAAATCTATGGTAGAACCAGCAAGAAAAAATTGGAAACAATTAACTCTTATGGAAGATGCAATGATGATCCACAGGATTATGCGTGCACCAGAAAAGCGTATTTTCAAAATAGACATTGGTAATATACCACCAAATGAAGTTGATAATTACATGCAAAAAGTTATGAACCGAATGAAAAAAACACCATATATGGATAACAATACAGGAGACTATAACCTTAAGTTCAATTTGCAGAACATGTTAGAAGACTTCTATTTGCCAGTTAGAGGTGGTCAATCCGGTACTGAGATAGATACTTTAAATGGAATGGAATTTGGAGGAATAGATGATATTGAATATTTAAGAAATAGAATGTTTTCAGCTTTAAGAATACCAAAAGCTTTCTTAGGTTACGATGAAAGTATATCAGGTAAAGCAACTCTAGCAGCAGAAGATGTAAGGTTTGCTAGAACAATAGAAAGAATACAAAAAATTGTATCCAGTGAATTAACAAAAATAGCAATTGTACATTTATATTCTCAAGGGTTCGAAGGCGATGACCTAGTTAATTTTGAATTAAACTTAACCAATCCATCAACGATACATGAACAAGAAAAAGTAGAACTTTGGACAAGTAAAGTTGGTCTTGTTAGAGATATGAAAGATTTACAGATGATGTCTTCTGAATGGATATACAACAACATATTTAATCTTTCTGATAAAGATATGGCTAAACAAAGAGAAGGTGTTATTGATGACCTTAAACAAGAGTTTAGAAAAGAACAAATAAAAATGGAAGGTAATGACCCAATGCAATCTGGTGAAGCAAAAGGTACACCTCATGTTCTTGCAACGATTACATCTTCAGAAGACGGCGAACCTACAGATGATATGGTAGCTCCTGGTTTAGATAATGACGGTGCTAAAGCAGAAAACCCTGGACCAGAAGAATCTGTACCTACTGCTGGAAAAAGCCAAAAGTCTGCTAGAGGCAGAGACCCTTTAGGTAAAGAAGGTAGAAACTATAAGTTTAGTGAGAACAAAGCTTCATTAGTAAGAGCTTTATTTAATTCTGAAATAAAAAAAGATTCTAAAACAGGACTATTAAGTGAAAATAATATCATAGACGAAGGAGCTTTATAGACCAAAATGATATTTATTAATGATATCTAGTACACTAAAAGGAAAATAAATTATGGCTAACGCAAAATATACAAAATTTAAAAATACTGGTGTTATTTTCGAATTATTAGTTCGACAAATAACTAGTGATACCTTAGAAGGTGTAAAAAAATCACCTGCAATTAGTATAATAAAAGAATTTTTTAAAAAGAATACAACTCTAAGCAAAGAATTAAAGCTTTATCAATTTTTACAAAATGAAAAATTTAAAGATGATAATAAAGCTGATAAACTAGTAGAAGCTGTATTAGTAGAACATAAAAAACTAAACTATTCTTTTTTAAAAAGGCAAAAGTATAATTTAATTAAAGAAATAAAAAATAATTATAATCTTGAAACATTTTTAAAAACTAATATTTCAAATTATAAATTAAATGCTTCTATATATAGGGTTTTTGAAACTAGCAATAGTAGTAAAATACATAATCCAAAAAATCTAGTAAATTCTAGATATACTATAGTAGAACATATAACTGGTAAAGGCCAAACTAGAAACAATACACACTCTAAAGTTTTAGAAGCTTATAGAAAACAAGATAAAGATTTAAGAATCTTATCTTACAAAATTTTATTAGAAAAATTTAATAATAAATATGGTTCTTTAGATTTAAAACAAAAATCTTTATTAAAGCAGTACATAAATAATATTTCTAATAGTACTAAAATTAAAGATTATATTGATAAAGAAATTACAGAAGTTAAAAAATCAATTTTAATTTCTTCTAAAAAATTAGATAATAAAATTATTAGAATTAAGCTAGACGAAGTTGCAAAACAATTAAGTAAAGTTAGAAATGAAAAGAAAGTAAACGATAAACATATTTTAGCTTTAATGCGTTCTTATTCTTTAAAAAAAGAGATCAAGAATGTCATTAAATAAAAAGTTAGATGAATTAGCTAAAGAGCTTGAAGAAACTGATATAGAAGAAGCTTCTGTTACTGGTGGTGGTGAAGCTTACAATACTAAATATGCTTTTGGAAAAAAAACTGACGATGAGTCTGCAGAAAAAGCAGGATATAAAAAAGTTAAAGAGTCTACTTTTATGAAATTTGCAAAAGAATCTATGCTATCAGAAATTAGCTACAGCGATTATAAAAAAGATACTAACTCTACTTCTAAAAGGAAAGTTAATAGTGCAATTAAAGAAGTAGCTTCTAAATTATTTAGGATCGAAAGAATAATAAATCAAAACATAAAGCTAAAAACAGAAGAAGGCGTAAACAGCAACCAGTATTGGAAATCTACTAGAGGAAGTCTTAGAAAAATATCCGAAAGAATGATGAGAATTAGTGAAAAATTGAGAAAGTTTTAATATGAAAGCAATCCTTATAGATACTATACCGTTTCAAATATCCCCACAGATGATAGCAGAGTCAGAAGCTAAAAATGGAGGCAGATTAATTGTTTCAGGAGTTTTACAAAGAGCAGATGCCAAAAACCAAAATGGAAGAGTTTATCCTCGAGAAATTCTAGAGAGAGAAGTTGATAAGTACTCGGAAGTACAAATAGCAGAGAGAAGAGCTTTAGGAGAACTTGACCATCCAGAATCTTCAGTAGTAAACTTAAGTAATGTTTCTCATAATATAAGAAAAGTTTGGTGGAAAGGTGATGATGTTATTGGTGAAGTAGAAGTTTTAGGAACTCCTTCTGGAAACATACTAAAAGAATTACTAAAAGCAGGTATTAAATTAGGCATTAGCTCTAGAGGTATGGGAAGTGTTAATCCTGTTAGTGAAAATACTGTAGAAGTAGGGGAAGACTTTGAATTAGTTTGTTGGGATTTTGTAAGTAACCCTTCAACTCATGGAGCTTTTATGTCTCCAGGAAGAGTAACAGAAGGTATTGTAAAAAATAGAGTAATTAATAAATATGAAAAAGTTGAAAACTTAATAAGTGAAATGCTTTGTGATTTAACTTGTAAGTGTTCAATACCAGGGAGTAAATAAATGCAAACAGAATTAACATGGCGAATGTGGCTTAAAAATAGTAAAAATAGAGAACTACTAAAAGAATCACCTTCTAGAGCCAAAAGACAATTTATAAGTGAGCAAGATACATATCGAAGAAAGTGGGATTATTTAAACCAAACCTACTTAAGTAATCTAGGAGTACCTAGTGATGCTAAAGCTGTAGGAAACTTTCAGATAAAATAACCATAATAACATTGTAAAATGATATTTATATATAATTAATAACAACTTGTAATAGACATTAAGTTTATTACTTTAAAAAACAGGAGAACAAATATGAGTTCAGTAAGTGTAGCTACGTTAAAAACGTATTTCAACACAGGCGACAAGCCAACAGAAGCAAATTTTATCGATGTATTCGATAGTATGCTTAACCTTGCAGACGGTGGAACCGTTGCAGGAGCAACAACATTTTCAGCAGGTACGAATCTTGGTATAAAATTATTAGCAGCAGGTGCATCACAAACTGTATCAGCAGCAGATTCAGGTAAAACAATAGTATTTGACGTTGCAGCTGCAACATTATGTACATTGCCAGCACCAGCACTAGGTATGCAATTTGATTTTGTTACTTCAATACTAGCAACAGGCGATCATGAAGTTCAAGCAGCAACAAATGCTGAAGGATTTGTAGGTGGTGTTTCTGTAGTAAGTACAACAGCAGCAAAAGCAGATTTTTTCTCTGCTGCAGATGCTGGAACAGACGATTTCATCACTCAAACAGGTGGTACTAATGGTGGTGGACCAGGTTCTCATCTTAGAATCGTAGGAAGATTAGCTTCTTCAGCAGCAAAATGTTGGTTAGTTTCCGGCGTTTTAGGTGCAGTAGGCGCTACAGTTGTAACACCATTCGCAGCATCATAATAATTAACATTAGTTATTATGCCTGCTAAGAGCAAAGCACAACAACAATTCATGGGCATCGTCCATGCAATGCAAAAAGGTCAGCTCCCCGTAAAAGGGGATGCTGGCCAAATTGCTAAATCTATAAAGAAAAAAGATGCAGAAGCCTTTGCATCTACTAAACATAAAGGCTTACCTAAAAAGGTTAAAAAAGAGGATACAATGATTTCTTTAAAAAATCTTATGCAAGAAAACTCAGAAGAGAAAGCTTTTGATAAACTAAACTCTAAACAAAAAAGAGAAGTTATTGAAGCAGTTTCTAATTTCAATAAGTTTTCTGAAACTATATATAGAAATAATGAAACTAAGAGTATGATAGAATCAATAAAAACCCTTTCAGAAATGGCAGGTAGATTAGCTATACAAGAAGCTGGTGATTGGTTCGATTCTGTAACTGTTAAGAATGATGTTAAAGAAATAAATAATTCTACTAAAGTATTTGAAAAAACAGCTAACGAAATAGCAACTCTTCAACAGAGATTAGAATCTGTTTACGAAGACATGGGAAATAAGCTTGGTCGATACTACAAAATAAACGAAGCTATGGATGCTGTAGGAAAAGAAGATGATGATATAGATAATGATGGTGATTCAGACGAATCTGATGATTATTTAAAAAATAGAAGAGCAACAGTAGCTAAAGCTATAAAAGATGAAGCTTTAGATCCTGTAGGAAAAGAAGATGGTGACATAGATAATGATGGCGATGAAGATTCTTCTGATGATTATCTAAAGAAAAGAAGAGCAGCAATATCAAAAGCTGTTAAGAGTGAATCTATCAGTCTTAAAGCTTTAGTTAAAGAAGGTTTTGCAACATGGAAAATGTCTTTTGCTGATATGACCTTAAGTGGTGTTCAACTAAAAAAAGAAAAAGTTTATACTGTAAAAGCAAGATCAACTGTAGAAGCAATTAAGAAAGCTGCTAAAATGGCAGGCGTAGGCAAAGATTGGTTAGCAACTCAAACTCATAAATTAGAAAAAGTAGGATAGAGCCAAACCATGAGAATACAAGAAGCAGACATAAAGCACTTCAGACAGTATCTTATTAAACTTGGTAATGAAATAGGTGATAAGAGACTAGTTCAAGCAGCAGAGAAAGCTTCCGATTCTAAAATCAAAACTATGTTCCAAAAAGATAAACATTACAAAATCTTTAAAGATGCAGAAGTACAAAAGCTTTCAGGTAAACAATTACATGGTAAGATTAAGTATGACCAAAGATTTAATCTTTCTAATGAAGGCAAAGTAAATGAAGCGAATCAGTATAAAGAAGTTTCGGCAAAATTTAAAGCTGCCCTTGACAAGCTATCAGAAAAAAACTTTACACCAAAAAATGTTGAAAAGTTAGCTAAGGCTATGAAAGAAAAAAGACCAGATGCTGCAATGGCTTATGCTAAAGAAGCTTTTGGTTGGATGAAAAATATGAAAGAAGGCCTTTGGTCTAATATCCATGCAAAAAGAAAACGTGGTGAGAAAATGAGAAAGAAAGGAGCAAAAGGTGCACCATCTGATGATGCTATCAAGAAAGCTCAGGAAATGATTTCTAAACTTTCTAAAGAAGAAAAACAAACTCTTAAAGAAAAGCTTAGTAAACTTCGCAAATCTAATAGTGACGACCCGGACGATGGTTCTTGGGTAGGCAGATAATTTCTAAAAAATAACCTTCTAAAAATTTTTTTATGTCGAAAATATTTCTTATATTGAAGTAATATTAATAATAACTAAAAATACAATATATGGCAAATTTTACACCAAAAGACAGGAGTGGTAAACCTATTAAAAATTACCGAGCAAGAAAAGATTTTGATTTACCTGGATGCCCTTATGGGGTTAGAGTACCTGGTAAAACTTATGATGATTTAGAAAAAGCTTTAAAAATTTTTAAAAGGAGTTTAAAAGCTTCTGGTCGATTGTTTGAAATAAAACAAAACAATTTTTTTGAAAAGAAATCTTTAAAGAATAGAAAAATGAAAGCAGATGCTGTTCGTAAACAACATTGGGACACTATAAATAGAAAGACAGCAGATAAGTTTCATGAGTGTTGGACTTACATTGTAAATGGTAAAGCAATGTAATATACTTATTTTTTAAATAAAGTTAAAAGAAAGTCAGGAATATCTAAAAGTTTCTGACTTTTTTTGTGGCTTTTACTATGGTTGTATATACTTATATTCGAATATATACACAAAAATGCGCTATCGAATCTGATATGGTGCAAGATGTATTAAAAATTAATATTTATTAAGACTCCTAATAGTCTTATTTCCAAAAACATATTTTAAGGAGAGAACAAATGGCTAAAAACGATTTGTTAAAAGAAGCAATTGCTGATGCAAAAGCTGTTAGAGAAACTGCTATTGCTAATGCAAAACTTGCTCTAGAAGAAGCATTTACACCTAAGCTTCAATCTATGTTATCGACTAAAATTCAAGAAGAAGAAGACGAAGATGTAACTATGACTGCAGATGAAGATCCTGCTGAAGTTGCTGACGTTGCTGACGACACTACAGAAATCGCAAAATACGATGAAGAAACTGAAGAAGAAACAGCTGAACCTGGAGACGAAGACGATAACAATGAAATGATGAAAACTGAAGATGCAGAAATGGACGACGAAGACATGAAAAACGAAGCTGAAGAAGACATGGATGAAGACGACGACAAAGACATGGAACTAGAATCTATAATTAAAGAATTAGAAGATGATGACGACATGGACAATGAAGGCGAAGAAGAAGACATGAAAAACGAAGCTGAAGAAGATGACATGGAAGAAGTTGCTGCAGATGATGAGGACATGAAAAATGAAGCTGATGATAATGATGATGATGAAAAAGAATTAGATTTAGAATCGGTAATTAATGCTCTTAAAGAAGAGGATGAAGACGAAATGGATAATGAAGGCGAAGAAGAAGATGAAATGAAAGAAGAATTAAATTTGGCTTATGAAACTATTAAGTATCTAAAAGACAAAATTAATGAAGTTAATCTTTTGAACGCTAAATTATTATTTTCTAACAAACTATTCAGAGCGAACAGTCTTAACGAAGGGCAAAAAATGAAAGTTATTGAAACTTTTGATAGAGCTAATTCAGTAAGAGAAGTTAAACTAGTTTATTCTACTTTAGCAGAATCTTTAACTGCATATAACCCTAAAAGAAAGAAAACAGTAGCAGAAGGATTTGCTTCAAAAAGTATAAACTCAACAAAACCGTCTAAAAACGTAATTGTTGAATCTAACCAATTCGCTAATAGAATGAAAAAATTAGCAGGATTATTATAATTAATTAGGAGAATTAAAAATGACACAAATTTCAAACTTATTGAAAGAGTCAGAAAACAGTTTTCACACGCAAAGAAACGAAACAAAAAAATACGTTAACAAATGGCAAAAAACTGGTTTACTAGAAGGAATTGATAAAGATTATGACAAACATAATACAGCAATTCTTTTAGAAAATCAAGCAAAGCAACTAATCTCAGAAGCTTCATCAATTGGAGGAGCTAGTTCTGAAGAATGGAATGGCGTTGCATTACCGTTAGTACGTAGAATTTTTGCTGAAATCTCTGCTAAGGACTTTGTTTCTGTACAACCAATGAACTTGCCATCTGGCCTAGTTTTTTGGCTAGATTTTAAATATGGTACAACACCAGGGAATATGACTACAGGTCAAACATTCCAAGCTGGTCAAGATATCATGGGGGATACTTCTTCATCAAGCACACCATCAGGTGGTCTTTATGGTAGAGGTCGTTCAACTTATTCATCAAAAGTAACATCATCACTATTAACTGCAGCAAATATAACATTTGCAGCTTCAGGAGCAGGTGCTAACGCAAATGCTATTTGGAGAGAGTTAGGATATGATGGAGCA